CTGCCCTTCCGCCGCCTCGACCAGCAGCTCCAGGTACTCGTCATCATCATCGGGATCTCGAAGATGATGCCGGGCAATGGACATACTGAGAACCGGCACTAGCTACTCCTTCAGCGGTTCGAGTGATGCCAGATTTCGCTGCACCAGTTCCTCCGCATGCCGGCGCGGCACCGTATATGCTGGACCGCCGCGACGACGAAGCTCACCCTCGTCCATGTACGAGCGCAGCGGATAGATCTGAATAGTCACAGGGTTCGGATTGGCCCAATCATTTAGTGCCAGCTCATCAGCGCCGGCGCCGCTATCTGCCAAGACTGAGGCAGTTTGAGCGACGGCTTCGGATGCGGCATCGGCAGCGTCCGTCGTGGAGATACCTGCACCCTTCTCGCCTGTTACACCATCCGGCCCAGTGCCAGCGGCTGCTTGCCCTTCTGCCGTCAACAGACCCGAGTCCTCCGCCGAACCTGGAGCAGTCGCAGGAACGCCCGAATCAGCGGAGTCGCTAGCGCCTGGAACGATCGCTGGGCCAGGCGAAAGAGGCAACCCGGCAGCTTCAGACGGCCCGCTGCTGGAATCAACGGTCGATACCGAGTCCTTCGCATCAGCCGTGGAGGCTGGTGTTTCCTGTTTACGTGCCATTGGATTACTCCATTGCGGCGCCATTTCTGGCGCCGATCTGCGGGATGGTTAAGGAGTGACCAGCGGGCCAGTAACGAACGCTTCGTCGCGATAGATGGCAAAGGCCAGGCGCTCTTCAGCACGAATCGTTGCCATGTTTTTCTCGAAGTCATCGCCGTTCTCGGTCGAGATCAGCACTTCGATTTCCATGCGGTCGAAGATCTGGGCGCCGAGCTTGAACGCACCGACGAGGAAATCGTTCTGAGTCATGGCCTGGGTAGAAACTACTGGGCGATTCCAGAGTTTCGCGTTGGTGCCTTCCTGAGGCTGGCCGATGATGTAGCGGCCTTCCCCGTCCTTGGTCAGCTCAATAGCCGCCCAGTCGATCGGGTTGAGCACGATGCCGTCGGATGGGAACTCGGCCAGTTCGGCCTGCAGCAGCGCAAGACGCAGGCGGTCAATGCGCTGTTCGCCGACTACCGCGACACCGGAGGGCGCAGCGTAAAGTTGAGCAACGGTCATGAGGCCCTGCAGGTTCACGCCGGTGCCGTTGCCGTAAAGCAACTGAGCTTCTTCCGCTATGGTCAGGCCGTAGCGTGCGCGACCGTCGATGTAGCTCTGCAGGGCCTTGGCATCGTCCAGCATCTGGCGGCTGGCTTTGAACAGATGGGCGATGGTCCGCACGTTCGCAGTCGCCAGGGCGAAGGTCAGGTCGGAGTATGGCTTGGCCGTGGTCTCCGCCACCGTACGGGCGTTGTTGGTGAAGCCGGTTTCACGGACGTACTCGATGGAGTTCGACTCAGTTGTGCCCGGCGCGACCAAGTCGCGGACAGTCAGTCGGCGCTGAGGCGGGGCAATGATCCCCGGCAAGCGCTGAGTCTGCACCAAGTCGCCGCCGGTTGCGGTGGTGATAGCTGCCCGCGGCACCGATACGCGCCGAGAGCCGCGGAAGGACGAGTTCATATCCTTCATTTCTTCGCTTTCGATCACGAGAGCGCCGACAGATTTCTGCGGCTCTTCCTGGTGGCTGCGATCCCGGCTTGCGTTCACGAGCTTTTGCTCAGCCTCACCCAGGCGCGCCTGAAGCTCGCCCTGCTTGGTCAGCAGCTCGTCGACCTTGGCGCGGGTTTCGGTATTCATTTCACCGGAGGCTTTGATTTGCTTTTCGGTCGCCTCGGCCTGGCTTTTGATCTGGTCGCCAATGCCCTTCAGGCTGGCGTTGAGTTCCTTGACTTGGGCTTCAAAGTCCATGGTCATTTTCCTTTCAGAGAATTGAGGAGGTTGGTTGCCGCGCTCAGAGAGGCGGAGAGGTCTGGCGCGACAGCGCTGGGCTTATCGGGCGGGGCAGCGTTACGCGTACCCCCGCCGGCAGCGCGAGGCATGCCGGACTTGAAACTGGCGAACAGTTCGCGGCGCTCGGAACGAGGCATGCCGCCCTTGGCTAGGGCTACATCCATGGCCTTGAGTGCATTGGCTTGGGCGGCGTCTTCGGTTTCGCGCTCGGTTACCTCTGTGGACGACAACATCCCAGTGGCCAGACCAAGCTCAACTGCACGCTTGCCACGGATGTAGGTTTCGTCGTCCATCAGCTCGGCCATGTCTTCTGTCGACTGGCCGCTGGTCTCGGCATAGAGGTCTGCCATCGCGGCGTCGAACTCGTCCATGTCGTCAGCGATATCGCGCAGGTAGTTGCGATTGCCGGCGAGCCAGGTCCAGCAGTTGTGGAGCATGAGAAAGGCGCTGCTGGCCACCTCACGCTTTTTGCCGGCCAGGAATACGATCGAAGCAGCGCTAGCCGCCATGCCGAGGACCTTGGTGGTGACCTGGTGGCTGTGCTCCTGCAGGCGGTTGTAGATGGCAATGCCTTCGAACATGTCGCCGCCTGGCGAGTTGATGTAGACGGTGACATCTCGCTCGCCGATGGCCCGCAGAGCGGCATCGACTCGTTTCAGCGTGACGCCTTCGCCATACCAGTCTTCGCCGATCACTCCGTAAACAGTGATGGTGTCCGAGGTGTTCTCGACGGCCGCCTGGATCGCGGGATTCCATTTTTCGAGCGCGCGCGGGCTCATCTCGCTGCGCAGGCCGCGAGACTGGATCTTGTGCTTCATGGATTGCTCCCGTGATTTACTTTTCCGGCCGTTGGAGCCAGTTCATCAATGCGGCCCTTGCGGCCTGGCTATCGTTTTGCTTGCCCAGCTGGTCAAGTGGCACCAGGTTGGATTGCACGGTCAGTACATCGCCACCCGGCATGCTGGGAAGGTTTTCTTTCCGCCGCCCCTCGTTTCGGGTCATGTAGCCGTTCTGCCCCATCGTGCTGAGATAAGCCGCGCGACCAGCGCTGTCCGCACGCAGGAACGCTTCAAGTGAGTACTCTGCGTAGAACTTGATCCGGTCAACAGCCGTCATGCACCACTTGTTTACGCACTGCTCGATAGGCGCCGTGAAGGACATGATGCAGTAGGTGAGAAACGCGATCTGCTGCTGTTCCAGGCCGGTGCCCCAGTTGCTGCCCTTGTCGGTCTTCATCACCATCCAGGGCGGAACACCGAACCATCGGCAGATCTCTTCGATGCTGTGGCCTCTCGACTCAAGCAGTTGAGCATCGGCAGGGTTGATGCCGATCATCTCCGGCTTCACGCCTTGCTCGAGAACTGGGCTCTTGCCGGCGTTCAAGGCTCCGGAGATCGTCTTGACGTACTCGCGGAACTCAACCCGCTGGGCCGGGTTCAGCGTCTTGTCGACCGAAAACGCGACCGTGGGCATCATGCCGTTCCGAAAGGTGCTGTTGGCGGCGTCGTCAGCAGACATCGCCGAACCGAACACATCTGCACCGTACCGAATAGCGGAAAGACCGACTCGGCCATCAAGGGTGAAGGCCGGGATGTGGAGCATGTCCTGCCGCTGGATCTCCCGGCGGGCCCCCTTTCGTGGCCTGAAGAAGTACCTGAGTCGTCCGTCATCGTCGAACTCGAGGTCGACTCTCGACGGCATCAGGAAGTCCAGAGCGATGACCCGACCAGCAGATCGGTGGATCTCGCAATAGGCGTTACCCCAGAGCAGCATCGAAGCGACGACTGCCTGCCAGAAATGGAAGGCGGCCATATCCTCGTTGGGGCTGTTATGCACAACGTCGTACAGCGGGAAGTCCCGGGCACTTTCCCGGCTTCCGTCCGGCATCCGCCGGTAGATGCTCAACGGCAAGCCGGCCACCGAGGTCGAGATAATCCGGACGCATGCCCACACCGTGGACAGGCGCATGGCCTTGTCGACGCTGACTGACTTCCCACTACTGGACTGGGCACCGTTGAAAGCGCTCCAGAAACCTCCATCCGACAGCTTGATGGTCTTGCCGAGCCATTCACTCATACTGGCTGAAGGCTTGGTGACAGCAGCCCCCAATGCCTGGGATAGAGATTTAATCACTGACAAGCCCTCTGCGGATGAAGCCGGCGATGCAGAAAAAGCTCAGCGATCCCGCCAGCAAAGCCCAGCCGGTACCAGCCAGTATCCAGACGCCCCCGCATGCCAAGCAGAAAGCGACCACTGAGCAGGCGATGAAAATATGAAATGCGTTCATGCGATCAGTGGATCCCGAATGCCTGCCAGGAAATTGTCCATTCCCCCGCGGCCTTCAGGATTGAGGCTGATCAGAGAAACGGCGTTGAAAGTAGCCATGAGCGGATCGATCTTGGCCGTGCCCGAGGCCTGCTTGGTGATCAAGAAGGCGTTGGCCGACGGGACGCCTTTGGCGTTCCCGCACGACCAGGCCATGAGCGGCTGGCCGCAGTGCAGCAGCGTGCCCTCGGCAAGCTTGCGCTCTGTCGTCTTGATCGCGCCGGTTAGCTTCCAGCCTTGGGAAATGCCAACAATCGTGTCTTCCTCGACACCGGCATCAGCCAGGGCGTCGAGAACAGAACCGATTCCCGCGGGGTCGAGCCCGACCTTGTCGAGCAGCCCCGTCTCGTTGATGCGCTTGACGATGGCAGCGAATTCCTCGACGTCATCGCCGATCCGCTTGACGATGGTCAAATCGCCAATCGCTTCGAGATCCTTGAGCCTGGGTGCTTCGGACTTGCGCCGCTTAAGCACCGAGGGATGGGCCCAGGCATGCGCCCAGTGGAACCACCGTCGCGTACCAGCCTCTCGACCTATGACGGCAAGCCCGAGCAAGTCGTCCAGGCCGCCACCGTCACCACCCACATCAATGACCTCGCACCGCTCAAGGATCTGCTCCAGGTTGAGCCAGGTGGCCGCCTGTGGCTCCCAGAACTCTGCGCCTACCCAGGCGTCCGACATCAGGGCTAGGCCGATCTCGATGTTGAGGTGCTTGGCCAGGAAGCCGCGCAGCTCTGCTTCTCCGTCAATCTCCGCCTGCATGAATAAGCGCTCAAGCGTGGGGCGGTCGACCGAAAACCCCATGTTGGGATTAACCAGGTGGAAGTTCTCGGGCCTGCGAGCCTCGCCGCTGTCGATCATCTCCTTGGAGAATTCGTAGATGATCGGCAGGAAGCGGTTGTCGTTGATGCGACCATCACGCACGCCGCGAGCGTAGTTCAGCTTCGACCGGAACACGCCAGCGGGCGGCTCGTTCGACTGAGTGGTAAGCCAGATGACGAAGCCTTCAGGCCTGGAAAGCAAACCACCGGTGGCCTCGCGAATCATATCCGCAGCTTTGGGGTTCTTGCCAAAGAGCCAGGCCTCATCGATCAGAACGCCGACAGCCTTTTTGCCCCCCACCACATCGCTGTCAGCGGCAACCACCTTCAGCGTGGCGCCCGTCTCGCGGTGAGTTATCAGCCGAAGGTGTGGCTGCACATGCAGCAGATCCTTCAACTCCTCGTCGTTGTTGACCATGTCCTTGGCAGGCACGAAGGCGTTGTCGGCAATCTCCTTGGTCGGCGCGAGAATGATGAACTCCGCCGACATCCGCCAATTTCGGACCAGGGCCGTCAACATGATCGCGGCAGCGATGGTCGACTTGCTGTTCTTCTTCGGGATGCAGAGCATGAACTCCCGAATCAGGCGCTCACCGGTCTCGCTGTTGTAGCTGCCGAAAACAGCTCCGGCGAAAGCCAGCACCCAGGGTGCGCATGCGCTCTCGATGGTTGGACTGCCCGGAGCGTCGACAATGCGAAGCCCCTTGAACACCTCAAGGCTCTCTTCAGCCTCCTGGGGAAAAAGCGGTTCTGGAATGATCGATTCGCCGGCAGCCAGGCGCCGCCACCAGTCTGGGCAGGCCGTAGTCCAAAGCATTTGTCACCCCTTGACGACAGTGAGGGGCGGCTTGCTCTGGGAATACTTACCCTTGCCTGCCTCCTTGGCGGCCTCCGCCTTCTGCTCTTTCTTGCCCGCTTCGGCCTTCTTCCCGTGGATGTACGGAACGGCCGTCTGCGCGGCGTTCCGCCGGTCAAATACTTTTGCCCGGGGCTCATTCATCAGTGCGAGCAGCCAAACCAGCGGATCGTCAGTTGATGGCAGGCAACTCAGGAACTCGCCGTCGGCTTCATTGGCATCGGCAGCGTCTTCAGCTGGCTCATCCGCCTTCGCTTTTCCTTTACGTTTTTTGGGCTCAGGGTTAACACTGAGCTCTGCCCGGCGAGCCAGGATGGCGGATGCGATCTTTGGATCATTGGCCCAGCGCGAACCAGCGGCAGCAGCCGTCGAGGGCTTGCTGCCCGCGGCTTCCGCGGCTTCTTTGTTGGACGCACCCCGCGCCTTAGCGTCAACAAACTGTCGCTGTTTGTCTGTTAACACCATTAACAAAAACCTTTAGGGGGGAGAAAAATGTCTACGTGGGGTCGGAGGCGGTCTAGCTAGATGAGAATCCCTAGCTTTTGACCCCCCTACCCCATTTTTACGAGAATCAGTCTCATTACCGCCGATTCGTTCGGTTCAGCACCCCTTCCGAGGCCGTGCGCACCGATCCGGGGCGAAACGCGAATTCCTACAGCCCTCTTCATCAAATTTTTCTTAGAAAAATAAGTTTTTTATGGCGCTATAAGATTCCTGCCGCTTCCTCAGTCTGTTTGACGGAGTCATGGCAGGTCTTGCAGAGGCTTTGCCAGTTGCTCTGATCCCAGAAAAGAACCATGTCGCCGCGGTGAGCAATGATGTGGTCGACCACCTTGGCGGCGGTCGTACGGCCGTTCCGTTCACAGAAAACGCAGAGCGGGTGATCATTGAGGTACTGCTCACGCGCCTTCTGCCATCTGTAGTCGTAACCACGCTGGGAGCTGGTCATCCCGCTACGCCAGCTGCCAGGCGTGACCACCTTGACCCGAGAGCTTGCGCTCTCCTTGATGCGCGGTCCCAGCGTCTTGAGCCTAGCCATCAGCGCACCTCGACCTTGATGCTGCGCTCTATCCAACGAAAGACGCGCTCCATATCCGGCTCTCGACCACTTACGTGGGACGCGACGAGGACGCCGGCAAGGTAGTACTTCAGCCACCAGGCCTTCCGGCAGACGATCGTTGCATACACCTTGGCCATGGCCGGTGGTCCTCATCTCTTGTACCAAGTCAGCTGGTAGCACCGCGCATCACCCGGCACCTCGGCGATCGGCCAGCGCAGGCAGTTCATGTGCTTGCGCTCGGGGCGGGTTCGGCTGGCCCGAAGCGTCTGCACCAGATACGCCGAACCGGCAGCAGTAATGATGAAGTCACCGACCGCGATGCCTTCGGCCCCGTCCACGTACAGTTTGCAGGGTGTGTACGGCGGGCGCTTCATTGCCAAGCTGGCTCGACGGTGACAGCGCCGCGCAGTCGGCGGGTGTAGATCAGCTCACGCTCCGGTCGCTTCGCTTTCACGGGGTGAGGTGCGTAGACGCATACCCCGGCAGCGGTATCGCACCAGAGCACGTTGCCGATCTGGTTGCCATTCACGAACACAATGCGGTTGCCGCGACCGTCGGCTGGACGGTGGAATGTGGAGGGCGCAGGCATACAAGCTCCTGGCGCCACGAAGCGGCGCATGTAGATTTTGTGGCGCGGCATCACGCCTCTCGACGCATGCCGATTTGGCTAGCGATATCGACACTGGATCATGGCCAAGCCTCCGATTGGGTTCGACTCAAAGCTTCGTCAGCCTTGTCTGCCGCCTGGTTCGCGGTGGTTGCCGCCTTGGATGCCTTGGTCGCAGCGCTCTCGGCTTTGAGTGTCAATTCGGACAATCGCTTGTCGCGCTCAGCCATCGCGGCGTCATATGCATCTCGGATTTGCTTTACCTGGTTGGCCTGGGCGCTGGTCATGGCCCAATAGGCCGACTGCCAACCCAATACCGCTCCGCCGGCGATCAGCACTAGGGCGATGATCCAGATCTCCGCTCGGCGCCACCAGCGGCGAGCGATAAATTCAAGCGCGCATCTGTCCATCACGCATCACCTCCAAGCTGAGCACGTAGCCGGGCGATCTCGGCGCTCTGGCTCGTCACCTTGTCGGTGAGCTGGGATACCTGCCCGGTGAGCGCTTCGATCTTTCCCTCCATCCGGCCAACCGCGGCGGCGAGTTCATTTCGCTCCTTGGCGAATTGGTCGGCACGGGCCTCTGCAAGTTTGCGGGCCTCGCGCTCGGAATCAAGTAGTTCGTTCAGTCGGCGGACGGTGCCGATATCGGCGTTGTCCATGGCGCGGTCGGCGGCATCCTTCGAGAGAAACTTGCGCAGCCATAAAAAGCCGCCCAGTAAGACGGTGCCCGTTCCGCCCAGCCAGGTGGCTGTGCCTGGGCCGAGGTCGGTCGGGTCCATCCAAGATCTCCAGAAAAGAAAAAGCCCGCACAAGGCGGGCAAGGGGAGCTATGCAAAAAAAGGTTAAATCTGGTGGCTGTAGAAGAGCGAGTACGATTCGATGCCGTCGTTCGGCTGCTTGATACCAGCGTTGGAGTAATGCATTGCTCGGATACCAACCTTCTGCGTGTCGCCGATCTTCAGGCCTGCGCCAATGCGGTCTTCGAAGTTGAAAGACGAACCAAAATTCTGGTCACCCGCGGAAGTGCCTGAGAACACCGCCACACCGATACCGGCTTCGATGAAGGGCTTAACGTTGCCGTTGCCAAACTCGTAAACGAACACAGGGGAGAAAGACAGCGAATGGGCCCCACCGGAAGCGTCTCCAGCTTCCCAATAGGTGTAGCCAGCGTCCCAATAACCGGTTAGGCGGCCGGTGCTGGTTTCAAACCAGCTCTTTTCCCAGTCAAACCCTACGGCAGCACGAGCGGTCAAACCTCCCTGGCTTGTCGCACCGATCGCACCGGACAGATCAGCGGCCTGTGCGCCGGTTGCCAGGAGGGAGAACACCGCAGCAGCGATGATTTTTTTCATGATCACGGAATCCTGATAGGTTTTTCTTAGCAAGCTATCAGAATCAGAGTGCCATCAAATCGTTCCGCGTGTTTTGAAAAATTCTGAAAAAAGCGAAGCCGCAAGCTGTGGCAGTCTTGAGGCCTTCTTCAGGCAATAAAAAAACCCGGTTTTGGGGGCCGGGTTTCTATATGTTTTCGCCGTAGGCGAAATTATCACAATGGTGAAATAGTGCCAAAACACTCGCCAAATAGTCAAGCGGCTTTTTCGCGCTCTCTCATGCGGTCTACAACCTGAGCGACGGGCCGCAGCGCCTGCCGGTCCAGCTTGTCGATATGAGAGCCCAACTTTTCCCAAACATCTGCCCAATCACGAGCCCAATGGCTGGGGTCCATTTTCACGCCGGTGCGCTCCTCCACAAAGATGCACACTGCTCCCGGCCCCCACCCTTCTCGGCCATGAACCATCTGCTTGTGCGATTGCAGGGCTGCCATGGCCATCCAATAAGCGCGCTCCTTCTTGCGCCCTGAGAGATCATCCAGCCCACTACCAAGCCACGCCAGGCCATGAGCAATACTCAAATCATTGGCATTGCTGATCGGCGAATACATGAAATTGCCGAAGGTGCGCAGGGACTTGGGTAGCGTATCGATCGCTACCAGCACCATGCCGGCGGCCAGCATGTGTGCACAGCGTGCATCAGTAAGGCGGCGCCCAGATCGAGTTTCGTGCACACCCTCCGTGCGGATTTCGTAGACCTTGGCCACCTCTTTGCCTTCATGGTTTTCCAACATCACCATCACCTTTCTCTCTCCTGGGCCGCCCTTCTTGCCAAGGGCTGCAATTTCCGCTGCGACGGCCAGAGCCGACGGGCGATCTTCGTGCATTGCGTCGTGCCAAGCTTGTCGAGCGCTGATTACTTTCATGGTTCTTCCCCTCAATCCCCGGTGTAGTTGGTGCCGCCAGCGCCGCGCTGGTTGCTTCCCTGATATGTCGCCTCAGGCCCGGATGCCTGAGGGTTCTTCAACTGCTCGATCTGCCGTGTCGCGGCCTGAAGCTTCAGGCTGAGCTGGGTCACCAGTTCATCTAGGGCCAGAGCCTTGCCAGTTGCAGCCTCTACCCAGCCGGAGCCGTTGCAGTGACCGCAGGGCATCTCGTAGAACATGCTCTTTGTGACCGCTCTCCCACGGCACAAAGGGCACTTCTCGAGCTCGATCACGGCCTTCTTGAAGGCTGGGCCGTGGCTCTTCTTCATGCCTTCGAATCCTCGACTTTCTCGCAGCGGAACGTCTTGCTTCCCACATAAAAGCCGCCCAGGCGCTCGCACTCGGTAGCGACCGTGTAATGAGCGCGAACCCATCCGATGTAGTAGGCCAAGAGCAGGCCCGCGGCCTGGTACGCGAATTCAGCAATGCTCATTTCGAATCCTCGCTAGTTACAAATTCGGCAAGGTCGCTGGACGCCTTGTGTTCCGCTGGCTGGGCCGAATTCTGTGAGATTCCGGTTAAGGCCTTGGTAAGGCCGTGAATGGCACCGAAGCCGATGCCGTCTAACCAGGCGTGCCACTTCTCCAGGGCTGCCCGGCGCTGCTGCATGGCCTGGGTGTTGATGTAGGTGCTGGCGATCTTGCCCAGCGTGTGGTTCAGCAGCATCTCGCCGATGTGGCCGTCGATACCGAGGTCGGTCCAAGTGGTGCGGGACACCTTGCGCAGGTCGTGGCTGGTCCACTCGCCCTGCCCCAGGCGGGTGAACACCATGCTGGCCTGGGTTTCGCTCAGCGGCAGCCGGCGGCGGTTCGGGAACAGGTACACGCCCTCGTAGCCCTGGGCTTGCTGAATCGCCCGGTACCGGATCAGCAGCGCCTGTACTTGGTCGGTCAGTGGCAGGCGGTGCTCGGTGCGGGTCTTCGTGTTGGCGGCCGGAATGAACCACTCGGCTGCGGCCAGGCTGATCTCGTTCCAGCGGGCCATGCGGGTCTCGCCGATCCGGGTGCCATGGGCCAGCATCATCAGGGCCAGCATGGCGTCGCCCGGTTCCTCCTCGAAGGCCTGGGCCAGCTGCTGCATCAGCTCCGGCAGTTGCACGTCACGCAGGCGGGCTGCCTTGGGCAGGATCTTGGCCTTGGTGAAGTCTTTGAAGCGCATCCCGGCCATCGGGTTGCGGTCGATCAGGCCCAGCTGCAGGGCCTGGCGGAAGGCGGTCAGCAGCAGCGCGAACATCTGCCGCAGGTAGGACAGCGACACTTCGGCCTGGCACGGCCACATCAGGTGCTTGTCCAGCGCATCGGCATTCACGCCAGCCACAGCCAAGTCATCCAGGCGCGGCTTCAGGTGCTGGGCAATGGCGGAGCGGGCGCCGGCCTTGCGCTTCACAGACAGCGAGCGGTCGCGGGCCATTCGGTCGCCGTACCAGTCAAGCAGCTGGCCGACGGTGACCATGCCCGACACCAACGGCGCGGTGGCCGGGTCGCGCAACAGGCGCTGACGGAGCGCGGGCAGCTCGGCAATCACCGCCGCCACGCTCAGCTCTGGCCAGCGGGCGACCGGCACCCACTTCTTGCCGCGCAACAAGTGCCAAGTGCCGCGCTCGCGGTTACTCCAGAAGCGGAGGTAGAGGCCTGGGTGACGCGGGTCGCGTAGGTCAC